ATCGCACTGGTTGTTGTGTCCTCGACGAACCACCGTTTCATGTTTTGTTGGTATGCGCCTTGGTATCCATAAGCAAAGTCAATGCCCGCTGGTAATTCGTCGTCGTGATTTCGAAAGGCTTTTGCCTCAATGAGGACATAACCCTTTTCAGCACTAAATTCCACGATCCGCGTTTCAATTCTGCCCAACGGGTAACTAGATAACCAGCGTTCCAAACGCTCGCGTGAGGCTTCATAATTGTCCAAGAACCCCATTAGTTCACCGCCTTGTTTGAAACATGACGACGAATTGCCTTGCGACGTGCTAAGCCTTCGCGCTTGCCGTCCTTGAAACCGCTGGCATAACCAACGGCAGCTGCTACCGCTAACAAAATTAGCAACAGCGTCAAACGCCCCAATGTTGCGGGGTCTAATAAATCAACTACCATTTGAATTCTCCCGATTCTAGGCGGCAGTCTTACCACCTGAAAGAAGGGTGAAGCATGATCAACGCGCGGTCAAGTATCCCGCCTAAATTACGGCGTGTCGCCAAGCAATTTGTCAACCAAGGAATCAAGCCTTGCTTCGATCCTGTTGACCTGATCCTTTAATGATGTGCCACCGTTAGGCAGCAATTCCCTCAATATTGATTTAACGATGAAACGCATTGCCGAATAGACGGCGGTCAGTAGCGCAAGCATGCAACCAATGATCGCCGCCCATTCGTTTGGCGTCATTGCCCCGTAACGCCAAAACTGTTGTCCTTAGGGTTTAACCAGCGCAAGATCACTGGCACGACCGCTGCGATACCTGCCATGGCAAGGGTCTTAGGATCAGTCACGCCCGCCATGTAAAGGGCTAAGGCTGCTGCTGCAAATGATCGCGCCCATGACGCAACTACTGCTTTGGCTTTGTCCATTTTTTTGTTTTCTCCTTTGTCGGTTTGTCTCCCGATTTTGGTTTTTCAACTGTTGGGAATTCTCCCTTGTAAGGGGCAAACTTAGGAATTCCAAACCCAACAATTTCTGTCCCGATCTTTCGAACCTTTACCATAACCATGCCACCGTTTCGCTGGTCGCCTGTGCCGCTGGTATTGCCTTCAATCGTCATACACTGTTTGTCGTCAATCAGTCCCACAACAATGCCAACGTGTGAAATGCGGTCAATGCCGTCATGTGGAAAGTCCATGAAAGCAATGTAACCCAGTTGTGGAATATTTGACCAGCGGTTAATTTCTTTGAATTTATGCGCGCCAATGGCAGTGCCAACGACTGAATGAATTTTGACGCCACTTTGTGCGCAGCACCAATTGACGAAACTTCCGCACCATGGCAAACCGTCTGCCTTAGTAAATTTTCCGTACTTTGTAAGGTTGTCGCCTTCCTCAATTGTGCCGACTTCAGCTGCTGCGACTTCGATCAACCGCGCATTTGTGTTGTCGGGATAACTAGACACCCAATGCCGCCTTCAAATCGTCAATGGAAAGTCCAACGGAGGCAAGTTTTTCAACCACTGTTAGTTCGGGCGTTGTGCCATCATGCGCCGTCAACGCCGCCTGCGCTTGCGCTTTTGTGCAGTCACCTGAAACGATCAAATTGCCAGCGTCATTTGTAAATAAATTCCAACCAGTTTCATTGAAAAACATATCTGAATTCAATGCTTTGTTTGGTATTTGAAAAACGTGTTCCATAATTAAGCCCCCAAATAAGATAATTGAAAGTTAGACCAAATATTTACGGTTTCACTGTTGTTCTGTTGATATTTAAGTTCAAAATAATCGTTAACGGAAGCGGTTATTGTTTGCGAAAATCCAAATGGTGCGGGTGTTGTGTTGTTTCTTATGTATTCACCTTCGCGCACGCCGCCTGTTGTGTATTGCGAGCCGTTTTTATAGACTCTTAAAAGTTGGTAAGCGCCTGGACTGTTAGGATTGCTAAACCATCCCGAAATAATGTATTTGCCAGCATAGCCAGATGGAATTGTTAGCCGTGAATTATTTGTCGAGTTATCGTGAAACCCGTTAGTATCAAATTCCTCAGTTGTGAAAGCAACCAACAATTCTGTATTTGCTGTGATCGCCGTGGATACATTTGTTCGTGTTGCGTTTACGCCAACAAATGTCTGGGCTGCCGTTGTTGCCCATGAAGGAACACCAGCTGCAACGGTAAGCACCTGACCATTTGAACCAATGCCCAAACGCGTATTCGTGTTGGCGGTCGCTGATGAATAAGCAAGATCGCCAAGTGTTGTACCAGGCTGTAAAGCCTTTAAGCGGGTGTCCACGCCTTGCAACGCAACATCGAAGTCAGCGGGTAAGTCCGTGACCAAATCGCTCGCCGTGGGGAGAACAAAACCATAGTTCGTGGTCGGGTTTGCCAATTGAGTTTCCTTTCGTTAAGACACTATTGTGGCATATTGCCATTCTAGGGTTGGCGACACGCTCGCCCAAGTTTCGTTAATTGGAACGTCGTTCCAGCGCATTGCCTGCAATGAATAGGCAAGCGGCGAAAGTAGCAAAGTAACCGAAAGTTGGTTGTATGACGCTTGAAACGACCAGCCTTCGACAAAACCCTGAAATGTACCTGCGGACATATTTAAGGGCAGATTGTTCAATGCAATCGCCTCGCCCATAAAAATGCCGATTAGGTTGTCGCGATCGGCATTGTCTAATTCAGGGTTTGTCAGGTCAAATGTAATTTGGCTAAAAATTGGCTGGGGCTGGGCGCGTAGTGATAAATAGAAATTTGCCTGTGCGGTTGCGTCAGCCGAATTGTGCAATGTTGTCGTAATGATTTGAGCAAGTGTTCCGTACAAGGCAATTGAAGCCGTGTCGCTGGCAGATACTTCAGCACTGCTAGTTGCCCCGTATTTGATCGTCAGGCTATTGCGTACGTCGCCCACACGGGTTTCAATGCGCAAACCAGCTGCGCGGGCTTGATTAGCGTCAAGGTCAACATAACCATTTGTAGCAAGGTAATTGGTTCGGTGTGTGCTGTCGGCGTATCCGATCCGACCCTGTGCGTCCTCATAAATGTACCCAAGCCCTGAGGTCGCCAAGGCTGAAACCAATGAATAAATGTCGGTTCGGCTTGACGACCTTGCGGCTAGTTCATAATTGCCTGGCTGATCTATTTCGCCCAAACCGTTGTTTTCAGCGTTTGCCCACGTAATTGTTGGATCATAGGTTGCCCATGTTTCTGCACCTGCAACCTCAGCCCACGAACCAAACAAAACCTGTTGAAGGATCGTTTTGATTTGATCGCCGTCGAAGTCCTTTGAAAGTACGCCGTTGGTCAATGCTTTTGGCAAACGCGCCAATGCGCCAAGTGCGGTAATTGAATAGGTTTGGGTAAACATGGTTGAGCCAATGTCAAGGACTTCAAGAGCAATGTCCACAACGTTACCGCCAAAAATTGCCACATAAGTGTTTGATGTGTCTTTAATCGAAACGCTTATTGTTGAGTTAATCGTGACGGGAATTGTTGCCTGTGAAACGTCTAGCAGCTGAAGGTTCACATAACCTGCCTGCGCTTGCTCATAAATATTGGTTCGCCCGCTGCGAATTGAAAGGTTTGCCAGAATTGCGGTTGTGTAAGCAACGCCGTCAATTTCAACCTTCCAAACTGGATTCCACTGCGTCATGTTGCCACTACAAAATTGCCAGCCCCGCCCGTACCTCGATAGAAGGAATTGTTCAACGTGTCAATAATTGTGCGCGCTGTGCCTTCCTTGTCTATCGCTCCGTTGACGGTCAGGTTAATTGTTGCACCGCCTGAAGTCATGCCAACACGGTTCGGATCAAAACTCGTATCAGAACCTGGAAAACCGCTCGACGGGTAATTACCTGCTCGTCCTGAGTCAAAAATTGGCACAGCGATTTTTGGAATAGTTGATGTTGAAGTACGCGTTGAAGTACCACCTGTTGTTGCGCCACCTGTTGTTGCGCCACCAGCACCAGCACCAGCAACACCCGAACCGCTCACAAATGGTTTGCCATTTGGCATTGTCCCCGAAAAGCCACCACCGCCACCAGCACCAGGCAAATCCGCCTCCGCTGTATTTGATTTACCTGCTAGCGCATTGGCAGCTGATAAAACGGAGGCGGCTAGTGCGACCGCGCCAACGCCCAGCAATGGATTTAATGCAAACGCTGAAGCAACACCAGCAACAATTGATGAGGCTTTTAAAAGGTTGTATGCCTTAATTAAACCGTTAATTAAAAGAATCGTTGCTGTCACACCCGCGGCAATTTTTGAACCAACAAAAACACCCGCAATTACGGCAGTCAAGACAATCAATTCAGTTTTAAATGCCACGACTGTCTTTAAAATAGATTTGATTTGTTGCCCAAAATTGTAAGCACCGTCCGTTGCGTTTTTGCTTGCTTCCTCAAGACTGCCTTCACCCGTCAAACCTTGTATAAATGATTGTAAATTTGGCACGGCTGTCGTTAAAACAAAATCAGACAATTGCTCAATAACTGGCAAAAGTGCTGCGCCTATAGATTCCTTCGCTTCGTCAGTAGCGATCTTAATGCGCTCAAATTTCTTGGCTGCCGTTTCCGCTGCGCCTTCGGCAAATTCGCCATAAGTTGTTTCCAATTGGCGGATAATTGCGTCATTGTCTTTTGACTTTAACAGGTTGGTGTCAAGTCCAAGCCCCAATTTGCCAAGCGCGGTTGTGTTTCCGTCATAGGCTTTACCTAAAGCATTTGTAACTAGTTCAAGAGGTTTGCCGCTTGCCGCACTTAGATCAAGTGCTAAATTCAAGAGTCTTTGCGCTTCCTCGGTGTCTTTTGTGCTGCGAACCAAACGACTAAATGCTGGACGCAGTTCGTCGTCAGTTACACCAATGGCAATTGAGGTTTTTGTTATGTAGTCCTCAACGCCTTTAACCTGAGCCGCTGTAGCCGACGTGGTTGCTTCAATTGTTTTTGCCAATAATGCCTGAGCAGCTGCGTCCTCAGTCGCTGCTTTTACTGCGTCAAAACCAAATTTAAGCGCAGCCGCACCAGCGACGGCAAACGCCAATGCAGCCTTTTTGCCAAATTCCGTTGCCTTGTTGCCAAATGATTCCGTTTCTGCGCTTGCTTTATTTAACCCCGAAACTAAATCTTTTGTCTCAGCAAGGATAGATAATTTTAAGGTTCTTGAACCAGCCATTAATCGTACTTCCTGACTATTTTGTCAAACGCCTGTTCCCACTTTTTAATAATCTCAGGTTGTGCCGCGCGCAAGGTTGGATAGATAAACCAACCGCGTGAACCGCGACCTTCACGACCTGACCAAACTGGAAACTGTTTGTATTTGTTTGATCCGAATTCAACCCCGCCCCATAGTTGCTGAGTTGTACCCCCACCGCTTAATTTTTGACCAGCAAAACCAAAACTGATTTCACCGATTTTTGATGACTTTGATACCTTTGAACCTTCAGCAACCCTGTTGTCTAATTTGTTTCGTGTCACACTGCTTGCAGTTGCGATAATTTTGCCACGAACAAAATCTGCCAATGCGCTAGATGTTTGTTTTGCCTGACCAATTGCCTCGTCGTCCATGGCTTTAAACGCGCGAATTATGGAACGCAATTCGGCTTTGTCATAGGTGATTGCTTCCTCAGCCATTTGCGCGCCTTTCCAAAATCTCGATAACGGTTAAAATGTCCTCAGCTGATTCAAATTCGCTTGGGGATAACCCCGTCTCCAGGGCTATCTCCCAAACGATCCTGCTTAGGCTTCCGACGGGATAACTTTTGGGTTTGCCTCACCAACCAAAATTTCGGAAATAGTTTCCGTCCAAATTTCAATTGACTTAATTGGCTTACCCGCTGCCTCACGTTTCATGGCGTGATAGGCAAGAAAAACCAAATCGGTAATTCCCATTTTATCCTGTGCTTGGGCAATTGTGTTGCCTGTGTGCTTTTCCCAACGAACCCATTCAGGGGGTGCAGCGGTGTAAGTGATCTGCTCGCCGTTTGTGAATTCAATTGTGATTGGTAGTTTCATTTTGTCTCCCGATTAGTAGTTTTAACTGAATGTTTCAGTTGGTGTTCCGACTACCGTGAATGATAGTGAAACTGTTTGTGCGTCAGGTGCTGCCCCGCCCACGCTTGGAAATACTGGCAATACGTTGAACGCGAACACTGCGCCTGTCGCGGCAGTTAGTGAACACGCCAATGTTGTATTTGGTGCTGATTCTGTTGCTGTCCATAGGGCTTCGCATAGTGAACCAGTTGCGCCCCAGTCTGCAAGCATTTCAACGTCAAAACCCCATTGGTCATCAATATGTTTGTAAGCGCGACCGTCTAAAGTTTGGTAAATTTGAATTGTTGGGTCGTTGGCAAGCACAGCTGACGAAGCCTGTGCGTCGTAGTTAACGGTCGCGATCGTCAACACTAAATCGCGACCCGTGATGATCGTTGTTGGCACGTTATCTCCTTTTATGTTGTTTGGGTGTAGTAAGTCGAAACGTTTATATCAGCAACCAGCATTGGACTTTGTCCTACTTCCAACACCGTTGGCTTTTCAACAACGCCTACGACATATCCTGCGGGCATTGCCGCAAGAATTCCGATTATGAGTTTTTCCAGATTGTCCAGCGATCCAGCGTTGCTATTTGAAGCAACGACGGCAGTGATTGCAAAATTCAATTTGACCTGTGTTTTTGCCTTGCCAATCAGGACAACTTCCATATAAGGCGAATCAGGCACAACGATGATCGCTGGCGGAATTGGCGATTCGGGAACGCTTGAATAACAGGTTGCGGAAAGTGCTGAAAATGCCGTGGATAAAGCAGCGCGGGTTTCGGCAATTGAATTGGCAGGCATTATTGACAAATTCCTTCGACGTCTAAAAACGGCTGAAGTAATGTTGAAACCCTGTTGGTAAGACTGCGCCCCATGCGATAAGGCGTGCTGGCGAAATCTACGCCTTCGATCTGTCCACCTGCTGCAACGCGTGATTGAAATACTTCAACGCTGACTGCTAGGACTGCCGATTCAATTGGTGCGCTGGTCGCGTATAGATCAGCTGCTGAATAGCCTTGAAGTGTTGCTGTACCCATTGGAATAATCTCGCGCAATGTGACATTTGATGAAGTCAATGCAGCGGTGAATGAATACAGCGTCGCCGTGACAACTGTGTGTGTTGCGGTAAATGGTGCTGGCAAACCAGTCACGATCACGGTTTGACCCGCAACAAAATGGTGTTCCCGTTGGGTATAAAAATAAGCCACGTTTGAATCTAGTTTGTAGGACTGAATTGCTGAAGTATTGGCAACCAACATTGGCAAAATGACGGCTTCAGCAGTGTTGATTATTTCGTCAAGGTAAGCGTCTGAATATAAGGAAACGGACACGCCAAGCACCGTACGCAATTGGCTTGCTGTGACAATGGCTGGCATGTCCGTTCCTTTCGATCGACTGCGG